AAACGCGCTGCCCTGCGGGAAAAGGAAGAGTTTGAACGCATCGCCAAGGCGGTGGCCGAAGAGAACAGACGCCTGCAAGATTACGTGCAAAACGGCGAGAAAGCCTACATGGAGAAGGTGCAAGCCCTTGCCCAAGTGGAGTTGGAACGCGCCAAGCAAAAGATGCAACAAGCGTACGACGCGGGTGATTCGTCAGCCCTAGCCAATGCACAGGAAGAAATGATGCTGGCTGGGCTAAAAGTGCAACAAGCACAAAATTTTCGACCAACCCCTTTACAACAGCAAAATACTGTTGTACATTCGGCTCCAACAACAGCCCCTGAGCCTGTTGCACCCAACCTAGATTCGAAGACAGCCGTATGGATGGACAAGAACAAGTGGTTCGGTGACGACAAGAAAAAGGCCATGACCAGCTACGCTCTGGGACTGCATCAAGAATTGGTTGACAAATACGGGCAAGACTTCGCCCGCACCGACGAGTACTTCTCGCAAATCGACGCTCAAGTGCGTCGTGTCTTCCCCGGTGAATTCGGTGATACCGAACAGGAAACCCGGGAAACCTCAAGAAACAAACCCGCAACTGTTGTTGCGCCTGCAAATCGTGTGACGGCGGCGAAGAAGATTCGTCTCACCCAAACACAAGTGGCGATCGCTAAACGGCTAGGCGTCCCCCTCGAAACTTATGCAAAACATGTAGCTGCTATGGAGAAACAAAATGGCTGAAATCGACCGCAACCCACGTACTAAATCAACCCGTGAGGCTGAAAAACGATTCGTTTGGAAGCCAGCAAGTATTCTTCCAGAGCCAAATCCACGCCCCGGTATCGGGCACCGTTGGATTGCTACATCGGTGTTAGGTGAGTCCCAACACACCAACGTGTCTAAAAAACGACGCGAAGGCTGGGAACCCGTACGCGCCGAAGACTACCCCGAACTCGAAGTTCCGGGTAATGCACAAGGTAACGTGGAAGTTGGAGGCTTGATGTTATGCGCCGCCCCGCTTGAGATGATTGAAGCGCGTAATGAGTATTACGCAAACGCATCTCAGGCACAAACCGACTCTGTTGACCACAAGTTCACTGGGATGTCAGACCCCCGTATGCCTGTGTTCTCTGAGAAAAAATCGGGTGTGTCGCGAGGCGCATCCTTTGGAAATGGTAATTAACTAGGAGCTAAATATGGCATTCCCAACTGTCTCAGCACCTTATGGCCTAGAGCCCATCAACTCAATTGATGGTAAACCCTACGCCGGTGCTATTCGTCAGATTCCAGTCGCTGCTGGTTTCGCCACCGCCATTTTTAATGGTGACGTGGTTGAACTCGACAGCACAGGCTATCTGGTCAAAGCAACCTCTACCAACGCTGCTACACCCGTGGGTGTTTGCATGGGCGGTCAGTACGTGAACTCTAACGGTCAAACCGTGCAAGGTCAGTACATCCCCGCGTTGGCTTCGACATCTACCAACTTGGCATACGCCTATGTTGTGGATGACCAACAAGCCTTGTTCAAGGTGGCCGTTTTGACTAGCGGTACTACCATGGGCACAGCTGGTCGCACTGTGGTTGGTTCTAACCTGCCTTTGGTGTTGAACGCTGGTTCTACTACTACTGGTAACTCCGCCATGGGCGTGACATTGACCGGTGCTGGTACAACTGCAACCATCCCAATGCGTGTTATCGACGTGGTTCCCGCAACCGCAACCGCTGCCGACACTTACACTGAGTTGTTGGTGAAGATTAACACTCACCAGTACAACAACACTACCGGTGTTTAAGGAGTAAAAAATGGCAATTTCACGCGCACAGCTACTTAAAGAACTCTTGCCCGGCTTGAACGCTTTGTTCGGCATGGAATACGCCCGTTACGGCGAAGAGCACAAGGAAATCTTTGAGACCGAAGCTTCCGAGCGTTCGTTCGAAGAAGAAACCAAGTTGTCTGGCTTCACTGCTGCACCAGTCAAAAACGAAGGTTCTGCCATCGCTTATGACAACGCGCAAGAAGCATGGACCGCACGTTACAACCACGAGACAATCGCACAAGGTTTCTCTATCACTGAAGAAGCGATGGAAGACAACTTGTACGACAGCTTGAGCAACCGTTACACGAAAGCTCTGGCACGCTCGATGGCTTACACCAAGCAAGTTAAAGCTGCTGCCATTTTGAACAATGGTTTCAGCCAAAACTACCTCGGTGGCGACGGCGTTTCTTTGTTCGGCTACAACAGCTCTGGCACCTTGGTGAACCATCCTTTGGTTTCCGGTGGTACCAACGCCAACACACCTGCCACTGCATCTGACTTGAACGAGACTTCTTTGGAAGCCGCCGTGATTCAGATCGCCGGTTGGACAGACGAACGTGGCCTGTTGATCGCTGCACGTCCCAAGAAATTGGTTGTGCCTCCAAACCTGATGTTCGTTGCAAAACGTCTGTTGGACACCGAATTGCGTGTGTCTACCGCCGACAACGACATCAACGCAATCAAGCAAATGGGCGCAATCCCAGAAGGTTACACTGTCAACCACTTCTTGACAGACACCAACGCTTGGTTCTTGTTGACTGACGTACCTAACGGTTTGAAGCACTTCGAGCGTGTGGCTTTGGCTACAAGCATGGACGGTGACTTTGACACCGGCAACGTGCGCTACAAAGCACGTGAGCGTTACAGCTTCGGCTGGTCAGACCCCCTCGGCGTCTTTGGCTCACCCGGCGCTTAATCGCACC